CAGATTCTCGGTCTAGCGCTGGTAAGCGTAGGGGCTGGTATGTTCAGCTTGCCCGCAGGCATCATTGTCGCGGGCGTGGCGCTTGTGCTTATAGGTTTAGGGTTGGATAACGACTAATGCTGCGTAACATCTTTGAGAAAAGGGCTATCTCCTACCAGACAATCTGGGGCTCGGGCGATATTCCCGAATTGCAGACCAATGCGGGCACTTTGGTCAATCAGGACACGGTTTTTACTGTAAACGCCATATTCGGTGCTGTCAGCCTCATTTCAGACACAATCAGCACCCTGCCCGTCGATTCTTACATCCGCAGAGACGGCGCTCGCCTTCCTTGGCGGCCTCGCCCAGCTTGGGTGACTAAGCCCGATGTGGACACAACCAAAGAAGCTTTCTACGGCGCGACCATTGTCAGCCTCTTACTCGACGGCAACGCTTTTATTCGCATTTACCGCAACGGCAGCGGCGAAGTTGTCAATCTTGTAGTTCTCAACCCGCTAGAGGTAGAAATCAAGCGAAATGGCCTTGGGCGCGTAATGTTCAAGGTAACGGGCGAAAGAAACCTACTTTCTTCAGATGACATGATTTTTATTCCAGATGTAGTCAAGCCGGGACACATTAGGGGCGTAAGCCGCGTAGAGGCGTTGAAGGAGAACTTCGGTCTAGCTCGCGCACTGGAGAACTATGCTGCTCGGTTCTTCGGCGGTGGAAGCCAGACTGCTGGAGTTATCGAGGTTCCCGGTACTACGCCTATCACCGCCGAGCAAGCCAAGGCCATGGCAGATGCTTTTGACTCCAGACACCGCGGATGGAGCAGGGCACACAAGACTGCCGTAATTTCAGGCGGCGCAACCTACAAACCTACGAATGTTCCGAATGACCAAGCGCAGTTCTTGGACTCACGCCGAATGGCTGTAGAGGATGTGGCTCGCGCCTTTAACATCCCGCCTCATCTCCTAGGCCTCAGCGAGACCGGCATGAGCTACGCCAGCGTGGAGCAGAACAACCTCGCTTGGGTGACTCACTGCCTCCGCCCTATAGTGCAGAAGCTCGAGAGCGCCCTCAGCTACCTGCTACAGAAGGAAACGGGCAATGACCGCGTATTTGTCAAGATGAACCTCGATGGGCTTATCCGCGCCGACATCAACACCCGCATGACCGCCTACAGCATCGGGCTTCAGTCGGGCTTCCTCACCATCAACGAATGCCGAGCCCTAGAGGACCTGCGCCCAATCGATGACGAGATGGCTGACACTGTGCGCGTACCACTGGCGAATGTGAACCTCGACGACTCAGCAGTCACCGCAGACTTTACCAAGATTCAGATGGCCCAACGACTGATTCAGGTGGGCTTCGAGCCTGCTGCCGTCATGCAGGCCCTAGAGCTCCCGAATATCGCTCACACAGGTGCGCCTTCGGTCCAGATACAGCCACTCGCACAGATTGACCCTAACAACCCCCAGTCCGTTTATCAGGTGGAGTAATGCAAGCACCAGCCACTTTCAACATGTCCTGCTGGCAGGGCGCGAGTTTCGATTACACCTTCACATGGACAGTCACTAATGGAACTGTGGTGACTCCTGTGGACCTCAGCAATTACTCGGCCCGCATGCAGGTGCGTAGGACTTATGACTCGACTGCCGTGGCGTTGAGCTTGGTGTCGGGCACTGGGATAACACTGGGGGGTACTGCCGGGACAATAATTTTGGAAGCGAACCCCACGACTACAGCAGCAATTCCGTCGGGGCAGTATGTTTACGACCTAGAGATGGTCTCAGCAACGGGCAATGTAACTCGGCTTGTTGAAGGAACATTCATCGTGGACCCAGAGGTGACTAGGTGAGCATTAATGTAACTGTCTCAACCGCAACAATTACTGTAACGAGTGAGACATCTGCCACCATTAATCAAAATCAGGCTTCGATTGTTAGCAGTCTGCAAAATGTAGATACGATTGCTGCGCCAATTTATATTCAGTTCAACACGACTGGAACGGGAGCCTCTGGCGTTGGGCGCATCAACTGGAACGCCTCTTTAGAAACATTTGAATTTTATTCTGACGAGAATACAGAAATTGCCATTGGGCAGAAGCAAGTTATTCGGGTAAAAAACAACAGCGGCTCAACGCCTATCCCGAAGTTTCGGTTGGTGCAATTTGCAGGGGCCACGGGAGACACGGTAAAGGTCGAGCCCGCAGTAACAGACGGCTCAGTTCCGCACGAATACATGGTCGGCGTTACGGGCGAAGAAATCCCTGCCGATGGATTCGGTTTTGTAATTATTGACGGGCAAATTACCAACCTTGATACGGATGCTTACGACTTAGGACAGATTCTTTACGCCGACCCGAACAACCCGGGGGAGTGGCAAACAACTAAGCCAGATGCCCCTGCGTTGAACTTGCCTGTGGTTGCGGTGACAAGGAAGCAACAGTCGGCAGGGCGTGTACTCGTCAGAATGACTACAGGGCTTTCGGTTGATGAGCTACACGATGTGAAGGTCGTAAACCCGCAAGACAATCAGGTTCTAACTTACCTAAACGGGGTTTGGCAAAACATCCCGACTGGAGGAACTGCTGCGCTCGGTGCAACCGGACCGACAGGCCCAACTGGCCCGACTGGACCGCAGGGTGTTGCGGGCATTGTCGGAGCAACTGGCCCGACAGGGGCTACGGGTCCGACTGGTCCTCAAGGCGAGGTTGGAGCGACTGGTTCGACTGGAGCTACTGGCGAAACGGGCCCAACCGGACCCACAGGGCCTCAAGGCACGACTGGAGAAACTGGTGCTACGGGGCCGACTGGTGCGACAGGACCGACTGGCCCAATAGGTGCTACTGGGCCTACTGGAGCGACTGGAGACTCAGGCCCCACGGGGCCAACAGGCCCGACGGGACCTCAAGGAGCAAATGGCCTAGATGGAGCCACTGGCGCAACGGGACCAACAGGGCCTACGGGTCCAACTGGCCCGCAAGGAGAACAAGGCTTAACCGGAGATACAGGCCCAACCGGGGCGACGGGTCCAACTGGACCGACTGGGCCCATTGGAGAGACGGGCGCAACAGGTCCGACTGGTCCACAGGGTGAAGTAGGCGCAACAGGTCCGACGGGTCCAACTGGAGCTGCTGGACTTGACGGAGCGACTGGACCGACTGGTCCTACGGGCCCGCAGGGGGCAACAGGCGAGACTGGGCCAACTGGGGCTACCGGTCCAACTGGGCCGACTGGACCGCAGGGAATTGCAGGAGAAACTGGGCCTACCGGGGCTACAGGCCCGACTGGACCGACAGGGCCACAAGGTATTCAAGGAGACACTGGGCCTACTGGCGCGACGGGACCAACGGGACCAACCGGCCCTCAAGGGGTTCAGGGAGATACGGGAGCCACCGGGGCTACAGGACCCACTGGTCCCACTGGACCGCAGGGCGTTCAAGGCGATACAGGACCAACTGGCGCAACTGGTCCGACAGGACCCACTGGGCCACAGGGCATACAAGGTGACACGGGCCCCACTGGAGCTACTGGACCTACAGGGCCTACCGGACCCACTGGTGCTAACGGCCTAGACGGGGCGACAGGTCCCACGGGGCCGACTGGACCGACTGGACCAACTGGACCACAAGGGCTAACTGGAGAAACTGGTGCGACTGGTGCAACTGGGCCAACGGGTCCGACAGGGCCAACCGGACCCGCAGGAACAAATGGAACCGATGGGGCTACCGGGCCTACGGGACCTACTGGACCGACTGGTCCAACGGGGCCGACTGATTACGCCACCTCTCAAAGCATCAACACCCAAACGACCTCCTACACCGCTGTCGCTGGGGATGCTGGCAAACTAATTCGGTTCACAAGCTCAACTGCCGTCACATTTACAGTTGCAGATGTTCTCAGTATTGGACAGCGAATAGAGTTTGTTCAGTCAGGCGCAGGCACAGTAACCTTCTCGGCTGGCGCGGGAGTTACCTTAGAGGCATATGCGAGCGCAACCAAGCTTGCTGGACAGCATGCATGGGGAGCCGTAGTATGTGTGGGTACGGCTACTTATGGGGTGCTGGGTAACTTTGGTTAGTAATCTAGGCATTCTTGCTGCTTCTTTAAAAAAAGCTGAACTTCAGTCTTTTGAGTATTTTCCTGATGTTTCAACTACTAGGCAATACACAAAACTAGCTTTTCTAAATGGAACCGCTGTACTAATTCCGAGCGGGACTGCTATAGCCGCCTCAACAGCAACAGGTTACGCCTCAAACATTACATCCTCAATAACTGATGGCGCAGCGACTTTGAGAGCCCCGTTTGGGCCAGTTTCCGATAATGGCGTTGCAATGCGAATGGGCTCGGCTAATGCTGGGCGAGTAACTATTATGCGTTCAACTGATGCAACAACTTGGGCGACAGCGCTCAACTCAGCATCAACAGGCGACTACCTTACCTCCATTGCTTATGGAAATGTAGGTGGAACAAGCATATGGGTTTCGCCAGTAGAGGGCGATAACGATGTTTATAGAAGCACAGATGATGGGGTCAGTTTTAGCTTGCAAGGCAATGTGCTTGTAACCGAGGATTGGGCGGCAGCAACTCGAATGGGAAGCGCCTTCGCTGTGTTTGCCAATGGAACCGCCGGGTACTATACAAGCCAAGACGGGATTACTTGGACAGGAAGAAGTTTGCCCCACAGGTGGCTAGCAAGAACTACCAATATTTTGCAACAAAATCGTTTTGTTGCTTCAAGTCCATCAAAAACTGTTGTATATACTCCAGACCCACAGGATTCTGGTCAAAATACTTTTATGTTTAGCGATGATTTAGTCAATTGGGGAACTGCATTATCTCCGATAACGCAAAGAGATTACCCTGCGGCAATAGCTTATGGAAACAATTATTTTGTTTATGCCATAAATGCGAATGGAACTATTGCAGCATATAAATCCACGGACGGGTCTGCGTGGACATCTGTCACAGTTCCAAGTGCCACAGCAATTACAGCAGGCAACTATTTAGATGTTGCATACGATTCAGTCACCAATGGGTTTTATATAGTAGCCGGAACGGGCACAAGAACTAATGTGTGGAGAGCTTTAGTATGAGAATAGAAATTGATGATTTGAATTGCATAAGAATTTATCATGACGAGAGCGATGTCCCTTTCTTAGAACAACCTTATTGGCCCGACCAGACCCCTTGGGTATCTAGAGAACAAGCACAAGTTTGGGCTGAACAATATGTTGCTCATTTGCTTAATTCAGAAGAAAATGACCCGCCATCGTTTACAGTAGTGAAATGAAAGTCGCTGTTTACTCAATAGCTAAAAACGAAGAACAATTTGTAAAACGCTGGGCGGAATCCGCAAAGGAAGCCGACCTAATACTTCTTGCCGATACTGGCTCTACAGATAACACAGTCAAGATAGCCAAGCAACTTGGGGTGCGAGTAGAAACAATAGAGGTCAAGCCATGGCGCTTTGATGTAGCCCGCAATCTCTCTTTGGACTTTATCCCGCAGGATTATGACTTGTGCATTGCGCTTGACCTTGACGAAGTGTTACAACCCGGTTGGCGACAGGCTCTAGAAAAGACCAGCCGTAAATCTACAAGAATTCGGTACGAATATATCTGGTCGTGGAATGACGATGGCAGTCCGGGGGTAACTTATGGCGGGGATAAAATACACAAGCGAAAAGGCTATTTCTGGAGGCATCCAGTACATGAGGTTTTGACCTCGAAGATGCCAGAGGTGCAGGAGTGGGTGGACTTGCAGATTCATCACTATCCAGACAGTTCAAAGCCTCGCAGCCAGTACCTCCCCTTGCTAAAAGTGGCTGTAGAGGAGGACCCAGAAGATGACAGGAACGCTTACTACTATGCACGGGAACTGTTCTTCTACGGGGATTATGCAGAATCAATAATTCAGTTCAAAAGACATTTAGGGTTACCTAAAGCATTATGGGCTCCCGAGCGAGCTGCTTCAATGCGGTACTTAGCCAAGATGGAAAAAGAAAACACAGAATCTTGGTTGCTTAAAGCTTGTGCGGAAACTCCGCATCGCAGAGAACCTTGGGTTGAGCTAGCTGAGTATTACTACAGCAAACAAGACTGGGTAGCAACGCTAAACGCCGCAGAGCGAGCCCTGTCAATAACAGAGAAGCCTTTAGAGTACCTTTGCGAGCCTAGAGCTTGGGGCTCATTGCCTCACGATATTGCCAGTATCGCAGCTTGGTATGTCGGTACAATTAATAGAGCGGCAGCTCACGCTAAGAAGGCTTTGGAGCATGAGCCAACTAATGAGAGAATTAAAGGTAACTACGAAATGATGAGGATTGCGTAAGTGCCTTATTTCATTACTAATAACTCTGACGAATGCCCAAGGTGGGCAGTTATCAAGTCAGATGGCGAAGTAATAGGTTGCCACCGCACAAAGCAGTCTGCCGTGAATCAAATGGTCGCTATATCTTTAGAAGAAGGCATTGAGCCCGGTGGCGAGCGAGATGTTGAGCCCGAAGAAGAACGCCAAGTAAACCTAAACCCGCCTGCATACATGCGAGCCTCGGCACGAAGAGGGCTTGCCTACTATGAAGATGGGAAGGGAGGCGACGGCCTTGTATCAAGAACCATCCGAGAAGCAAGGGCTATGGCAGCGGGCAATGTTACGGCTGACAAATGGGTCAGAATCCGCGCTTGGATTGCTAGACACCTCGTGGACCTTGATGCTCCAGCCGCACAGCCAAGCAATGACAACTTTCCTAGCCCCGGTGTGGTTGCCATGCTCCTTTGGGGTGGCGGGGCTTCAAAATCCTCCGCAAGACGAGCTTTAGCCTATGCCGAGGGCGTGGTTGCTAGACTAGAAGAAGAAAACGAAGGTCGTGCGAAAGGCGAGCTAGTGAGCAAACTAGAAATTCGGACTAATCTGACCGACATCGAGGTCAGGGAAACCGAAAGCGGGTTTACCTTCGAGGGCTACGCTGCGGTATTTAACAGCCCCTCAGAACCTCTCCCATTTATTGAGCGTGTAGCTCCCGGAGCCTTCAAGCGCTCCCTACAGACTCGCAACGATATTAAGTTGCTTTGGAACCACGACCCCGGCGCCATTCTTGCTTCCACCCGTGGCAAGACCCTGAGCCTGACTGAGGATAGCAAGGGCCTATTTGTTCGAGCAGAGCTCGCTCAGACGAGTTACGGGAAAGATGTCAAGGTGCTTCTGGAGCGCGGAGATGTTGATTCGATGTCGTTTGGGTTCAGCGTTATCAAGGACACTTGGAGCAATGACGGCAGCGAGCGCACCCTAAACTCGGTCAGACTCCATGAAGTCTCAATCGTGGGCGCTCCTGCATATACGGCTACTTCGGGCACGACTTCGGTTAGGGACCTTGATGGAGCTGAAGCCGAGGCGGATGTGCTACAGGATGCACTGCTCAAGCTCGAGACTGGACAAAAGCTTTCGGGCGATGAGTCAGAGATGCTTACTCGGATTATTAGCCAGCTATCTCCAGAAAAAGAGGTAGTTGTAGAGGCCGAGGATAAAGGCAATGTCGAGCTTCTAGCGCTCAAGAAAAAGAAGCTAGAGCTTTTGATGAAGGGTTACTAATGACTTTGAGCAAAGCTGAAATCAAGAAGGTCATTCTTGACATTGCGGGCAACCCCGAATCAGGTGTAGTTTTTGAGCTTGCAGATGACTGGGCTCAAGCAATTTCCGACCTCATCTCTCCCCCCGGCGGGTCGGAAAAAGAGACTCGCGTTATTAAGCCTTCCGAGTTAAGGTGAGTCTCCCCTAGCGGGGTCTTTGTGGCTTTCTTCCCCGCTAGGGTTCGGGGGAACTCCTAGTAAACTTGTATCAACGGAATTGTGAGTTAGCTCTGCCGTTATTGAGTTGCGTGTTAGCACCACTCACTTACTAAATAAACTAAGGAGACTCATGTCTGACTCATTTGTGAAGTCACAGCAAGAGGTCCGTGCTAACCTTACCGAGCAGATTCGCGATGTTATCGAATCCGCCGAGAAGGAAGGCCGTGGACTCGATGCGGCTGAGCTAGAGAAGATTGACCGAATCGAAGCCGACATCCGTCGCGCTGACGAGGCAATCTCTGTTGCTAAGCGAAACGAGGAGCGCAAGCTCGAGGCTTCTGTAGCCGCCAAGGGATTCATTCCTTCGGTTGAGGTTATGGATGACTCAGCTACCCTGCGTTCCATTGCAAGAGGCGAAATCCGCGAATACAGCTTCGCGCCTGAACAGCGTACTCTTGTAAACTCCGACAACACCGTTCCCAAGTCGTTCTACGACGAGGTATTCGCTGTTGCTCGTCTGGTTGGCCCGATGCTGGATGTATCCCAGATTATCAACACCACCTCTGGTGAGTCGCTGACCGTACCTACCCTGACTCAGTACAGCACGGCAACTCTGGCGACTGCTACTGCAACGATTGGTGTCTCGGACCCTATCTTCAGCAGCATCACCCTGAACGCCTACAAGTACGCTCACTTGCTGCAAGCAAGCAACGAGCTGGTAGCCGATGCAGGCTTCCCGCTGGCTTCGTTCCTTGCTGAGCAGGCTGGAAACGCCCTTGGCTTTGCTGTGAACGCAGCTCTGACCACTGGCGATGGCTCGGACAAGCCAAATGGTGTTGTCACTGCCGCTGGCTCGGGTATCACTGGTGCAACTTCGGCAACTGGAACCTTCACTGCCGATGACCTCATCAACCTTCAGTACACCCTTGATGGCGCTGCTCGTCGTCTGCCCGGTGTTGCTTACATGGCAAACACCAGCACCCTTGGCAAGATGCGTACCCTCAAGAATGGTGATGACACCTACCTGTACGCTGTGAATGTCGGCGCTCCCGACACCTTCGCTGGCTTCCCAGTTCTGGAGAACCCAGCAATGGCCTCGGTCGGAACTGGCAACAAGTCGGTTCTGTTCGGTCACATGCCTTCGTACAAGGTGCGAATCGCTGGCGGCGTAAACATTGCCTCCAGCACCGACTACGCGTTCAATCAGGATGTCACCACTTGGCGCGTACTGCTCCGAGTTGATGGCGACCTGACCCACGCTGGTCACATCAAGTACTTCATCGGTGGCGCAAGCTAACCTTTGAAATAGGTCGAAACCCCCTAGAGTGCAGGTTCTCTAGGGGGTTTCGCTATACTGTGGGTATGACAACCTGCGAACAACTTGATGGCGTTATATCAATCGCCAGTAACACAATCGGTAGCCCAACGGGTTACGGAATGCAAGGAGAGCTGCTTACAAAGGAGCTTATCCGCCACGGGCTCAAGGTAGCCAATCTCAGCAACTATGGCCTTGAGGGCTCAATCACCACCCTCAAGGTAGGAAAGCACGAAATTGCTCACTATCCAAGGGGCTACCAGCTCTATAGCGATGATGTCATCGGCTTATGGCACAGCCACTTTGCCAGTCAATTCCCAAACAAGAAGTCTGTGGTTTTAGGCCTCTACGATGTTTGGGTCTGGAACAACATGCAGTATGACGGCGACTTTATTGCTTGGGTCCCGCTAGACCACATCACCCTACCTCCAGCAGTAGCGCATTTCTTGAAGAAAGACAAGGTGCGCCCTGTAACGATGGCTCCGCATGGTCAGCGCCAGTTGCAAGAAGCAAACATTGACTCAACCTACATCCCTCACATGGTCGATACGACCGTAATGAAGCCCACCAAAAAGATATTTGGTCAGGACACTCGGGAATACATGGGACTGAGCAAGCACGACTATCTAGTGACCATGGTTGCCGCGAATAAAGCAAATGGCGGATTCTTCCACCGTAAAGCCTTTGCTGAGAACCTGCTGGCCTTTAGCTTGTTTGCAAAGACCCGCCCAAACGCAAAGCTTTACATTCACACCGAGCCATCGGCGGTTTATGGGGGATTCAACCTCCCCGTGCTACTTCAGTCGGTTGGATTGCAGCCAGAGCAGGTTTTGTTCCCTCATCCAGTTACTTATAGAACGGGATACCCTTCAGAAGCCCTAGCTGCCTTTTACACGGCCTCAGATGTCGTCTTGAGTGTTTCCTATGGGGAAGGCTTCGGAGTGCCTCAGATGGAGGCTCAGGCCTGCGGTTCTCGCGTAATCACCTCAAATTTTGCTGCCAGCCCTGATTTAGCGGGTCCTGACTCTTGGTTGGTCGATGGACAGCCGTTCTGGGATGAAAAACAAGCGGCCTTCTTCCAGATTCCGCACATTCCATCAATCGTCAAGGCGCTAGAGCAGGCCTACGAGTCAGAGCGAGGCACAAGCGAGTCCTCAATCGAGTTTGCCAAGCAGTTCAGTGTGCGAAATGTTTTTGACAACATGTGGCTACCCTACCTGCGGGACTTCTTCGCATGATTCCAGTACTCGGCGTTCCTGTTCTAAAGAATCACGAGCGGTTACAGCGAGCACTAGACCGCATTGACTATCCGGTAGAGCGGCTAGTCATTGTGGACCAGTCGGGCGAGGAAAACTGGCGACCAGAAAAGCCTGCCATGGTTACTAACATGACTGTGCTTAACTTTCCACATGCGATGGGGGTAGCCCCGTCTTGGAATATCATTATCAAGGCGACCCCGTTTGCCCCGTACTGGCTATTTATCAACGACGATGTAGTACCGCAAGCGGGGTCGTTCAAGATTCTTGCTGAGGCAGCTCGCACAGATGCCATAGTTATCCCGACAGTCGCTCGGTTCTCTTTCTTTACTATTGGCGAAGAAATCATCAGAGATGTCGGAATGTTTGATGAGCGTTTCTATCCGATGTATTACGAGGACTCGGAGTACCTAAATCGCATGGCAGCCTTCCAGCGCCCCGTCATAGAGATTCAGTGCCCAGTACACCACGACACATCAAGCACAATCCACGCTGACGGTTATGCACCAAAAAACAACATAACTTTCCCCAGATTGCACGAATACTACATGTCAAAGATTTCGCGCAAGGACTATAGTGAAGGTGGTTGGAGCCTCAAGGTGAGGCGAGACAATAGCTGGGACTAATGAAAATATTGATTTTGGGCTCGACTGGGATGCTTGGGCACAAAGTAAAAGAAGCACTTGCTGACTTAGACCCTATCTGCCCGACTCGAAATGAGTTCAACGCACTAGCGCCCAATCTTTCAAAGTATGAATTAAAGAGGGGGGATTATGTCATCAACTGCATCGGCGCAATCCCGCAAAAGGTCACAAATCACATAGAAATGGTTGAAGTTAATTCAATTTTTCCGCGCTGGCTTGCAGAGAACACTGAAGCAAAAATCATTCACATCACGACAGATTGCGTTTTTAACGGCAAGGTCGGATATTACGCAGAGACAAGCCCACACACGGCATCGGATATTTACGGCAAAAGCAAATCGCTTGGCGAGGTTACTGCTAAGAATGTGATGAATCTGCGTTGCAGCATTATTGGAGATGACCCTCGTTCTAAAGCCTCTTTATACGAGTGGGTTCGCAATCAGCCAGAGGGCGCAATCATAAGCGGATATCTTGACCACACTTGGAACGGGGTAACAACGCTTGCTCTATCAAGGATTATTGGTGGCATTATTCGGTTCAATCGGTTTATGGCTGGAGTCACGCACATTGTCCCTATCGGGCAGATGAGCAAGAACCGGCTAATAAAACTAATTATTGAGCACATAAATCGTCAGGACATAAGCGTACAGCCAAGAATTACAGGAGAACGAGTCAATCGAACATTAATGACTCGATTCCCAGAAACGAATAAAGATTTGTGGAAAGTTGCTGGGTATGACAGTATTCCTAGCATAGAGAAACTCTTGGGAGAGATGCATGACTAAATACCTGATTACTGGTGGCACTGGCTCATTCGGTCGCACAATGACTCGGTTTATTCTTGCTAAACCCGGAGCTGAGGTTGTTGTCTTTAGCCGCGACGAAGCCAAGCAAGATGAGATGCGACATGAGTTTAATAATCAGCGCCTCTCGTTTATAGTGGGCGATACAAGGGACTACAGGGCTATCTACAAGGCGCTGAAGGGCGTTGATAGGGTCTTTCATGCGGCAGCGCTAAAGCAAGTACCTAGCTGCGAGTTCAATCCTATGGAGGCCGTCAAGACAAACATAGAGGGCTCTGCCAATGTACTTGAAGCCGCGATTGAGCAGGAGGTAAATTCGGTCGTGGTTCTCAGTACTGACAAGGCGGTCTATCCGGTCAATGCTATGGGAATCTCAAAGGCAATGATGGAAAAGGTTGCTTTGTCTTATGCCCGCCAGCAACAGGACACGCGCATTATGGTAACGCGATACGGCAATGTGATGTATTCGCGGGGCTCTGTAATCCCTTTGTTTATTAATCAGATTCGGTCTGGCAACCTAACAATTACTGACCCAAACATGACTCGGTTCTTAATGAGTCTTGACGATTCTGTTGATTTAGTACAACGGGCATGGGAACTTGGTAATAATGGAGACTTGTTTGTCCGAAAAGCTCCAGCGGCGACTATTGGCACGATTGCGGAAGCGGTACAGGAAATCTTCGGGAAGGCCGAGTCTGTATTTACGATTGGCGCTCGCCATGGAGAAAAGTTACATGAAAGCTTGCTCTCCGCAGAGGAGAGGGCGACAGCCCAAGAGGTTGTGCAGTATTACAGGGTTCCGCTTGACCAAAGAAACCTGAACTATATAACAAGCAAGCCCATGATTCTTGGTGAGGCTTACACAAGCGAGAACACAAATCGTCTTGATGTCGAGGCAACGAAAGAACTAATCTTGAGACTCCCCGAGGTGCAAAAAGCACTGTCAAGGTAAGATTGACTCATGGCAATTAGCAACGGATATACGACTCTTGTAGAGGTCAAAAATATCTTGCGCCTGACTGACAGCATTGATGATGCCCTCCTAGAGACCTGCATTGAGAGCGCCAGTAGGCAGATTGACACTCACTGCGAGCGCGTTTTTACTTCTAGCACTGGCACTCGGGTTTACACGCCCAGAGATTCCTACACCTGCGAGATTGACGACCTAGTGTCTTTGACTTCTTTAGAGAGCTCAACGGATGGCGACAGCTTTGATGTTACTTGGGGCGTGAACGACTATCAGCTGATGCCCCTAAACGGCTATGTAGGCGGGCTACAGCGCCCTTACGACCTGATTGGGGCCATTGGGGACTTGGTGTTCACCACGCTCGGCATAGAGGCTACTGTGCGCGTTACAGGGACATTCGGCTGGAGCGCAGTGCCTACCGATATTCGTCAGGCCTGCAACCTTATTGCCATTCGCCAGTACAAGCGCTATGATTCGCCTCTTGGAGTTGCTGGATTCGGGGACCTAGGCGCTATCAGGGTAAGCCGCTTCGACCCTGATGTAGAAACCCTATTAAGCCCTTATCGTAAGCTGCGGTTTGCTTAATGGCTGAATTAGCCAACATCCGTGCTGGCATTGCTCGCAACATGGGCAAGGTCCCGGGGCTGCGTACTAGCGCTGAACTAATTGACAGTCCAAATCCGCCTATGGCTGTTATCGGCCTAGATACAATCGACTACGATGGCGCTTTTCAGAATGGCCTAACTACTTACAACTTCACCATCACGGTGATTGTAGGAAGGGCTGCTGAGAGAGAACAGCAACGCAAGCTTGATTCGTACCTGCTCCCGGTCGGCACTTTTTCGGTGAAGTCTGCGGTAGAATCAGATAGAAGTCTAGACGGTGAGATTTATGACCTGCGGGTCATAAGCGCGAACTCGATAGGCTCAATAACAATAAACGACCAAACATATCTGGCAGCCGAGTTCTCGGTTGTCGTCTATGCATAAGGAGCTAAATTGGCTAAATATGTGGTGACGGGAACTACCGTCAAGCTCAATGGGACTGACATTTCTAGTTCCTGTGCCCGAGCTGAACTTGTAATCAACTCTGCTGATGTCGATGTAACCGACTTTGGCAGCGCAGGCTGGACTGAGGTCATTGGTGGCTTAAAGTCCGGAACTGTGTCCCTCGACTTCCACAGCGACTTTGGCGCAGGTGCAGTTAGCACCCTGCTTCAGCCGCTTGTTGGAACCATTGGCACCGTAGTGCTCATTGCAGGAAATGGAACCGCCGCCAGTGGCTTGACACCTGCATATACGGCTACCTGCCTCATCAACAGCTTCACCCCCGTGTCGGGTGCTGTGGGCGACCTCGCCACCTTCTCGGTGTCGTGGCCTACCTCTGGCTCCGTATCTTACGCAACTGCTTAAGGAAAATAATGAGAATCAACCTGCAACTCACTTTTGCCGACAAAACTGAAAAAGAAATTACTGCCAACGCAGCGGATTTGGTTGCCTTTGAGGACAAATTCAACCTATCCATCGCTGCCCTTGGTGGCGGAGAACCTCGCCTGAGCCACTTGCTTTACATTGCATGGCACAGCGAGACTCGCACCAAGGGAACCAACCTCTCCTTCGAGGAATGGTGCAGCACTGTAGAGGCAGTGGGTGAATCACCTAACGACCCAAAATAAAGGGTCTGGGCGATAGTTCCGCCCACTGGTTCATTGCAGGACTAGCCGTAGAGACAGGCATCTCTCCCCGAGAGTTGATTGCTCTAGACGACAGGATGCTCTGGACTATGTATAGATGGTTGGTCGCCAAAAATACTCCCAAGTAGCACTAGCGCCCCGCAAGGGGCGTTTTTGCTTTGTCGGGTAAAATTGACTAGAAGTAAGGCGGAATCTTGGCATATCAACTTTTAGGAGCCTCATTTATTGGGCTTTTTGTTAATGCCGCTAGGAGCTCTTGGACTGCGACTGCCGCTCGCGCTTCTATTTTTTCAATGCCTGCCTTCAGCGCAGAGCAAATGCTGAGTCCCAATGCTGTAGCTCAGATAGAAATTACTAATTATCGACAGCTAATTGCCGTGCTAAAAAGAGTTGCTCCGGACCTAGAAAAAGAATTTAGGAAGCAATCTCGCAAGCTTGGAGTAGCCCCAAAAAGGGAAGTAGTAAAAAAAATACGAGGCATCGGTCCTCACGGGCCATTCGGTCGTACACGCCGACCCGGAAGAAACTTTGATGGCTGGGATACTCAAAATGGTCGTATTTCATGGACTGTCAATGGCAAGCAAAATCGACCCTATGACCAAGTAAAGCTTGACACAAGAAAGCGCACCCGAAACAAAGACTTACGAAGGCTAGAAGCCGGAGAGGGCGGAACCTTGGGCGTTGTACGAATCCGGGTTATGTCTGCCCCAACAATCATTGCGGATATTGCTGGAGCCAGCAGGCGCTATTACTTTAACCGTGGCAAGATGGAAACAGATGATTACCAAATTAATTATTTTGGTAAAGGCGTTATTACCCGAAAACACAAAATCAATCCAATGAACTCCATTCGGTTTGTTCAAAGATTGAGCAATAGGGGCAAAGGCGGTCCAGCGAAGAGAGCTTCACGCTATGCGTACCCCGCAGTTGAAAAAGCCATGCCGCAATTTAAAAAAGAGTTTCAACCAGTCCTAAGCTCGACTGTCATTAAATTGAACGCATTGATGAGGTAGCAGATGTTTAATTCCTTAATCCTTAACATCCTTTCGGTTTTCAAATCGAACGGCGTTCAGGCTGCTCAAAAAGCACTTGGTGGGCTTGGTGGGCAATTAGGTAGGCTCGCTACTCAGGCAGGAGCCGCGGCAGGAGCGTTTGGTGCTTTTGGTGCAATAACTGGAGCAAGTCAATTCTTCCAAAACGCCGCTGACCAAGCACAGCAGTTAGAGCGCAATATGGCTGCTGTTAATCAGGTTTTCCAAGAACAATCTAATAAGATGCGTGGCTATATCAAAGGTGTTGAAGGCTATGGTCTAGCGCAAGCTGAAGCCGCTAAGGCTACCGTATTTATTGGTTCGGTACTTAAGCAATCTGGGTTCAGTCTTGAAGAAACGGCTAATCTTACTCAGATTCTTACAAATCGAGCTGTGGACCTAGCCACAACTTATGGTTACGATGTGCAAGAAGCCCTAATGGGCATGACTGCTCTCTTCCGTGGAGAATATGACCCGATTGAAAAATTCGGTGTCGCTATGAAGCAAAGCGAAATTAACTCTGAGCTTGCAGCGCGAGGATTAGAAAAGCTTGAGGGAGCAGCAAGGCGTTACGCCGAACAACAAATCCGTGTTCAATTATTGCTTGAACGGAGCTCTGATGCCGCAGGAGCCTTTGACCGACTGCAAGGAAGTTTGTATGTAAGCACTAAAAAGCTTGAGGCGGTATTTAATAATTTCTTAGCTAATGCTGGAGAGCCACTTCAAGATGGACTTGCTGAAATCAATAATGTACTTACCTCCGTTATTGAAAGCAGCGGTCCTGAAATTGTTGAGGTTTTTGAAAGCCTCGGAACAACAATCTCAAATATGACTCCAATGATTGAAGATGCTGCAACAGCGTTTTTCAATCTACTTGGCACATTCCAACAAATTATCGACCTTATCAACCTGTTTGGTGGGCCTTTATCGGGCATTGCAACAAATCTTGATGCAATCGCCACGGGGACTGAGAGATGGTCCTTAATTCTGGACTTTTTAACTTTGACCATAACTGACTATGGGCGACAAATTGATAAAGAAATAGCAAGACTCCCCTTCTTGGCTGATGCTATCAATTTTGTAAGAGATGCTTATGAGGGCTGGCTGGGCAATGGGGACAAACTGGATGAGGGCTTGAGAAGAGAAATCGATGTATTAAAAGCACGAAATGGAATTCTTGATGCGGCAGGATTAGCAAGTACCGAATTTGCAGAAGTAAATAGAGGGAAAGTAGCTCTAGCTCTTGCAGCCAGTGAAAGAGCGCTAAGAATGAACGCTCTTGCGGCACAAACATACATGCAAAGTTATGTGCAGCTTGTTGCAATAGGAGCAGCAACAAATCCTTTTACAGTAAATGAGCCTTTCAAATACACTCTGCCAAGACTCACAGGCGGCAGTACAGCAAAAGCGGCTGACCCTATCAAGGAATTTTTTAGCAAGCTTAAAGAAGAAGTCCGAAAACAGAAAGCTTTGCTCAAGCTTGAATCTATGGGAGCTTCGGAATCTGTCATAGAAACTATACTCGGGGCTTCAAATTGGGAAGCGGTTTACAAAAAAATTGCTGATGGTGGCAAGAAGGCTCTCGATGAGGTCACAAAGCTTATCAAGCGAGGTTACGACTACGCTCAGGCGCAAAAGGAAAAGCTAAAAGCACTTAAAGATTCGGTCAAGGATGCAGTAAGCGGGATTGCTGATAACTTACTTGGGGCCTTCAACCTCAAGGACTTTGGCAAGACCACTGGCGAAATAGTCTCAAACATGCGCAAGATGGTCGAGCGCATCCGCGCCTTCAAAGACGAAGTTACTCGGTTGGCAAAAGCTGGGCTCAATCCTCAACTGCTACAGCAGGTCTTAGCAATGGGGCCTATGGAGGGTTTGTCATTTGCTCGCGCGTTGCTAGCTGGCGGCAACATAGGCGAGCTCAATTCGCTTTACGGCCAGGCTACTAGCCTTGCGCTAGAGGCTGGGCGTGGCATTGTCAGCGCGCAACAGAACTACTACATTACGGTAAATGGTGGCGTTGGGGACAAAAAGACCATTGGCGCTGCTATCGTAGAAGCAATCAAGGCATACGAGCGAACTTCGGGTATTGGCTGGAGAGCCTAATGGCAACAAAGGTTGAATTCGGTTTCAACAAAGATGACAGTGGCAACTATATCTACAATGACATCTCAAACTTTGTGCGCTCGGTAAGCATAGGCCGAGGGAAGTCCACAGAACTTAGCGGCTACAACGCTGGGAACTGCACAATAGCCCTGAACAACCACGAGCGTACTTTTGACCCCTCTTACCCAGATAGCCCCTACAACGGTCAAATAGTGCCCACTGGAGGGTTGCGGGTAATTGTTGATGATGAGCAAATCTTTGAGGGCATCATCAATGATTGGAATCTGACTTATGACCTGAGCGGAGACAGCCTTGCTGAAGTCACTGCTAACGATGCCTTCATTCAGCTAACCAATCAAGCCCTGACCGCGCACACAGCAAGCGTGGAGCTGACAGGCACTCGCATCAATTCGGTCCTTAGCCGAACCGAAGTAGATTGGCCTGTGGCTAAACGACAAATTTCGGTTGGCGCATCTACTCTGCAAGACGATGTGGTATCAGACGGCACAAATGTCCTCAGCTATTTGCAGACTGTCGAGATGTCAGAACCGGGCAGGTTATATGTTGATAGATTCGGCAACATCGTTTTTAAAGACAAGAACGATGCCCTGTATGAAACGACTTCTAACTTTAGCCGGACAAACCTAAGCCCAAATCCATCATTTGAATCCAGCACAGCTACTTGGATACTCGACTCTGGCTCATTGAGCCGTTCTACTGCTGGCAGTGGCGCTGTGATTGAATACACGGAAACTGACATAACAAATGCGGGAAGCGCCTATGGCAGCTTGGCAGGCAGCGCATATCAGAACTTCAACGCCGTTGGCAATGCCACTTACACAGCAAGCCTTTATGCAAAAGCAAGCTCTGGCACTGTTGAGCTAACTTTCATCGGATATCAGTCAATTGCAGGTAGCGCTTATGACTTGTCTGCAAGCACTGTAGCGACATTGGGCACTGCTTGGACTCGATATGACATTAGCTGGCGAACTGAGCCCGATTACATCTATGGGCGAGTGGGTATTTCTTCAACTGGCGGGACTGCTGAGGTTGATGCAGTTCTTATTGAGCAAAGTCCAGTTATAGGCTTTTACTTTGATGGCGACATAAAACCGACAGACACAGAAACCACAACCTATGTCACGGAGTGGAACACCTAATGGCATTTGCAACTTACACAAACGGCGCAACTCGCGATGGCTTTTCTTTCAACGGTTTTCAGCCGCCATACAAAATCGGGCGAGCATTTACAATGCCAACCATTTCAGGTCGTAATGCTCCGGGCAAAACAGGTACAGCCGCACAGCCATGTTTAATAACTGAAGTTACCATTCATGTAAATGGCAAGGATACATCCAGTGCCAATACGCAGTTTGCAGTTTGGAACTCTAACGGAACTGGTGGCGCATACTCAAGTTCCTTTAACCTCCCCTCAACATCAAGCTCAGATGCGAGCGCTGTTTCTCGAAGCCTAAGTAAAACAGCCTTTGGCGGAACGGGCTACATTGTTGGCTTTACAAAGCGAAACTCAGAAACATTTACTTGGGATGAGGACAACAACTTTGGCGGAAGCATCATCCGTGACAACAACAGCTCGGGCGGGGACTTCCGCAACGATGGGACATACGACTCTGGGTCGCTGATATTTAGCGTTGATTACAATGTCTTGCCAACAGCCCCTTCTGGCTTGTCTGCAACGCCGAGCGGAACTACTATCTCCCTAAGCTGGAGCGCTCCGTCAAGCGATGGTGGTACATCTATAACTGGCTACCGAGTTCAGCGCTCGACAGACAACGCCAACTGGACAACGCTTAAATCAAACAGTGGCTCAACGACTCGCAGCTACACCGACAGCGGGCTTACCGCGGGCACGACTTACTACTACCGAGTAGCTGCACACAACGCAGTCAGCGAAGCCCACGGAAGCACTTACAGCGGGCCTTATTCGGCTTCTGCTAACGCACAGATTTCAGCGCCAGTTGTAAATAGCGGAGCTACCTCCACCATTGACATTTCGGTTGATAATCCAGCCCCGACTTTTTTTGAATTTTCTGACTCAGAAAACGGCATTGGATTCAATCAAATTCAAATTACCTATGGCTCTGAAAAGCTATATAACAGAGTCGTAGCAACCCGCGTTGGAGGAGAGCCACAGACCGCGGATGCTGTGCCAAGCCAAGAAGTTTATGGCATAAGAACATACGAAATTAGTGGCCTGCTCAACAACAGCGACTTTGGGGCAATTAGCGCAGCAGCCGAGATGCTCTACTTTTTCTATGAGCCCGACTTGCGAATCGAAGCAATTGGCGTAGAACTTGCAGACAAAAGCCCAGAAGATAAAGTAGCCATACTAACGCTAGACCTTGATGATGCTATTTCGGTCAGCTTTACTCCCAACGGCATTGGCGACCCAATAATTACTGAAGGTCGAATCATAGGCATTGACCATCAAATAGGCTTAGATAGCCACAGGGTCACATTTAGGCTACAAAGCGCCAATGTGGTTGTATTCACCCTTGACGACGAAATCAACGGCATCCTCGACGAGGACTTGCTCGGTTAGAATAGGTACAAATGGCTACTAAAACCTTTACCCCTTTTACTAAGCTCACCGCTGCTGAGGTAAATCTCTACTGCACAAATTTGGGCTTGCGTGAGGTTATTGAGTACACCTCGGCTGGAACATCTACTTTTACTAAGAACAGCTATGAGTGGTTGCGAGCTGTGCGTGTTCGAGTTGTCGGAGGTGGTGGAGGGGCTGGCGGAGTAGCTGGCGGAACAGGAAACGCTGCTGGAGGAGGCGGCGGAGGAGGGCATTACGCCGAGTCATTTATTACTGACATTGCGTCAATGAGCACTGCTGTTTCGATTGTTGTAGGCGCAGGTGGCGCTGGTGGGGCTTCTGGAGCGAACAATGGCTCTGCGGGCGAGTCAAGCTACTTTGGTTCATACGCAAGCGCAGCGGGTGGCCCCGGGGGAGACGGCATGTCGGCTACAACGGGAACCACTAGAGCAGATGGGGGCCGTGAGGCCAGCTTCTCGGCAACTGGCGACATAACAATTCAAGGCGCATTTGGTGGAGCCGGAGTCGTCTTAAGTGGGGCTGGATTTACTGGTGGAGATGGTGGCGCAAGCATTTTAGGCAATAACAAAAGCGGAAGAACCACAACGGGAGCGGGCAGCACTGGAACGCTATATGGGGGCGGCGGAAGTGGCGCACTTGCCTTGTCAAGCACCAGCAATGCTGGAGGCTCGGGCGCAAATGGAATTGTAATTATTGAGCTATATTCGTAGGAAAAACATGTCTGACACTGAATCAACCCCACATGTCAAGGTCACACTACAGACTCTTTATGACAAGCAGCTAGAGAACCAGAAGCTTCTTGTTGAGACCCTTGCTAAGCTTGAGGCCATGGCAGATGTGCCTGAGCGCTTAAGGGCTGTTGAGCTGCGTCAGGCTAGGACTGAATGGATTGAGCGAGTGGCTTATGTGGCGCTCGCTTCTGGAGTTACCTCGTTAATTGGAATGATGATAGGAATGGCAAGATGAGCTGGAGACACCCGTTTAGCAAGTCCACAATTACCTCACGCTGGGGTTCAATGCGTAATCGCAAGACTCCGCATCGTGGGCTTGATTATGCGCCGGGCGACAAAAAGGTCATTCCCGCTGTCGCTGATGGCGAGATTGTATTTGTTGGATGGTCGGACTGCCTTGGCTGGGTGGTTGTGCAAAAGTGCCAAGCAAGCGATGGCAAGACCGTGTTTGTCGGCTACTGCCACTTGAGAAGCAAGGTTAGCTGGTACAAGGTTGGCGACTTCCGCAGGGCGGGCGAAGGCATCGGCAAAGTGGGAAATACGGGGTCTTGTAGCCGCGGCGCTCATTTACACCTAACGACTGGCCCTAAGATTGATTCCGTCTTTAGAGGAACAACTTGGAACCCCGAGAAACTTATTGACGAACAAATCAAACGATGCGCTAACTGCGCTGGTTGCTGCAAGAAAGGATAAACATGCTCCACCTTACTCCCGAAGTCCGTCGCCACATTTACACCATCGCGATTGCCTTTGTTCCACTGCTAGTCACCCTTGGCGTAATTGCTGAGGATGTCGCTTCGCATGTACTCAACATATTCGCTGCTGTCTTGGCTGTAGGTAGCTCCGTTCTGGCCCGTGCCAATGTGGCCCCGACACTCCCAGAAGAGCACGAAGAATAATTTGCATAGTTGTGACAGTTATGTCATAATGTAAATGGTTGTGGTTGCTCCCTTCCTATCGGTTAGTGCCCCGCAGGTTCCCTCTCTTCATCCTGCGGGGCTTTACCTTTCTGAGGGAGATGTCCCGCCCCAAATGCCAGACTGCTGATTAGTCGTCACGGCATATTCGTAACAATCATGCTTAATTGGGCAAGTGCTACACAGCGCTTTAGCTGACCTAGTAGCTGTTAGCTTTAATTCAGGGTCCACAATATCTTCGGGAAAAAACAAAGTTGGCGCACTTTCACAGGGGACTCCACCTGCTTTTTTTATTAATCTAAGCAATTTGTAATAACCTTGCTCAAAATGTCCGGGCTGTGCCATAGTATGAGCCTAGACGAGAGGAAGCATAATGTTGCGATTTACGCCAAAAGAGCTGAACAACGCAAAACTGATTGGAACCTTTGAGGCAGGGTCTCAAGAGTGGCATCAGGCCCGTGCAAAGGGCATTGGTGGCTCTGAGATAGGCACGATTATGGGTTTGAATCCATGGGAGTCTGCCTATGCCCTATGGGCCAAGAAGTGCAAGCTCATCCCCGAAGAAAAGGTCGATAACTGGTCGATGAGATTCGGTCGCGCTTTCGAGGAGCCCATTCTCAAAATGTGGCAAGAGGAACACCCAGACTGGGAGTTATTTACTACAGGCACTTATCAAGATGCATCTCTGCCGTGGCGCATTGCTAACCCCGATGCTATTGCCCGCCATCTAAAGACTGGCAACCTTATGGTCATTGAGGTTAAGACCGCTAGGGGGACATGGGATGAGACTCCGGCGGCCTATCGAGCACAACTCCTCTGGTACATGGACATTCTCGGGATTGAGCGTGGTGTGATTGTTGCTGTAGCTGGCTGGAACTGGGAGGAGCGATACATTGACTACGACCGCTTTGAGTGCGAGGTCATGCGTACGATGGCTGCGAAGTTCTGGGCACAGGTGCAAACGGTTGAGCGCCCCGACTGGGATGGCTCAGAACAGACCTATGAAGTGGTCAGAAGGCAGCATCCCGAGATTGATGGCAGCACTGTTGAGATTGGCGAGCTGGCAGACGAGCTTAAGGAAGCCGAGACCAGCTACGAAAACGCCAAGGAAAAATTTAACAAAATTCGGTCCAAGGTGCTTTATGCGATGGGCAATGCCAAATACGCCGTCAAGTCACTCGACCAAAAGAACTCCGTTGTAGTAGCCTCTAGACAGGCTAGAGCAAATGGAGCGCCATGGCTAGTGGTGAAATGATTGAAATTGCCATTGGAGATACAGTCTCGGTGGTAAAAGATGACACAACGGTTATAGGCCGAGTCTGCGGGCTCAAGCTCAATGGCAACAATCTAGATTTCATTTGGATAGAAAACATGCCTGAGCCATTTGAAATTGACGATGGCTGGCGAGTAATGAATAATCACACCGTAGAAACCCAAGCACAAATAGATGCCCTAAACGCTTTGTTGGAGGGCGAGGAGGAGGAGCAAGATGGCGAGGTTTAACCTTGACGATTACGAGACCGTAGAAGAACGCATTAAGCGCTTTTACAAGGCACATCCAGACGGGCGCATTGGAACTTATTGCGAGCTGGCTGGCGCAGATGGCAAGTGGCTATTTAAGGCAATCATTTACCTAAATGCCCAAGAGCAGGAGAAGGGCACAGCAAAGGCGACAGGTTACGCTAGTGAGACCGAAGGTGGCCCCCAGTCAGAATGGAAAGCAGAGCTCGGAGAGACGAGCGCCATCGGTCGCGCCTTGGCTAACGCTGGATTTAGTGGCAACAAAAGAGCTAGTCGCGAGGAAATGAAAAAAGTCGCAAAAGCCGAAGAACCGAAAGACTGGTCGGCAATGGCGGCTAAGTTAGAAGATGTTGAAGCGTTGCGACAACTCTGGGCCGAGGCGAAAGCTGCCGGGGCTCACGCATCCGTACTAGCGAAGATAAAGAGCCGTGCCGAAGGACTACAGAATAACGCGAGCTAGTGTCATGGAGGTCACTGAGGCCTACATAGCGGCACATATGCGCGGTCAAAAAGAACTGACATTGTTTTGGCGAGCTGTACTTTTAGAAAGGATGTCTGAAATTGGCAATGCCCTCACAGATAATTCAAGAGCTGCAAGAACTGACGGCGATGAGCCGAACAGGGGTCGAGGCGCTATATGAAGCTGAAAACGAATTGGCTGAAAAAGAGCATGAACTCGATGTTGTCGAAAATAAAGCTTTTATTCAAGCACAAGGGACTGTAGCTGATAGAACCGCTCTAGCCCGTCTAGAAAGCGCTCAGATGCGTTTTGAGAGGGATTTAGCCCGTGCTAAGGTAAATCGTATCAAAATGAAGCTCAAGGTCTTAGAAAGCCAAATAATGGCTAATGCGACCATGAGCAAGATTCTGCAAGCGGAGATGAAGCTATAGACCAGTACATTATGAGAGCCCTGCGCAAGCGGGATTCGCACTGTTGGCACTGCGGTGAAACAGAAGATTTAGTGCCACATCATCGCAAGAACCGTCAGATGGGCGGGTCTAAATCGAAAGAGCTTAGAGGCTATCCAAACCTTATTCTCGTCTGCGCTATTTACAACGGACAGATGGAATCCGACAGCCGAATAGCCCAAAGAGCGAGAGACTACGGGCATAAGCTCAGTTCTTGGGACAATACCGACGACCCTGTTTTTGATGTTGCAGAACAGCAATGGTATGTGCTGGATGAAAAAGGTAACAAAAAGATAACAAGTGAGCCCGGTTTATCACTTTTTGATTGACTTGTCCTAAATAGCGTGTAATCTCTCTCGCATGAAAGAGAGAACGCT